ACTTATTGGCCAACCACACATTACTCTTCCATCACGTGTAGTTATTTCTTTTGTATCATTTCTATCAATACACTCCCATAAAATTGCATCAGGGGAGTTATCATATTCAACAAAGAAAAGACGGTCAACTGATTTACATTTTGGTACTTGATTTTTCCAAGCTGTATTTACAGTAAAATATCCAAAGGGATGTCTATTTTGGCATTTAACTTCTGCTGTTTCATCGAGTATCATACCATCTTTTTTACTGTCATATTTGTCAGTACTTTGTTCACCACTATAGTAATCAAAGACTAATTGTTCGGCTAAGAAGCCCATCTTTTCTTTATTTGTTTTATATGTATTCATTATCTACTGAGAGATTTATTGTATATAATACCTTCTGATATTAATACTTCTCTATTCCACATATGTCCTTTTTCAGTATCTTCTTTTGATTGACCGAAATAAGGAACTGCATGACAATCTTTTATCATTTGTTGATTGATACTAAAATTCGAATCACCAATAAAAAGTTCGCCAAGTATTCTACCAAACTTTCCTTTGTCATGAGATTGTAGTTGAACTTTCTGGTCTTTAAGTAATTTTGTTAAATGAGCTTTACTTGCTTTACCATAAAACTTTTCTTCTAAATCTCGAGTTCTAGATTCTGGAGTATCAATACCCATCATTCGAACTCTTTGTTTTTTGTAGACCATTCCAAATCCTAAATCGATATCTACATCAACTGTATCTCCATCTACGATTCTTGTGACCTTTACGTTATATCTATAAGACATTTTATTCTCCTATTATTGCTCTTACGTATTCCGACTTTATAATTACTGCGGCATTACCATCTACATTAACAGGCATTGCTTTGTCCCATTCAAGGAAAACTCTTTGACCGCTTTTAATAGCGCCATTAGCTCCTGAACCTACTGATAAAACTAATCCTGGTTTACTTGCATTGTCTATTGATTCTGTCAGAATAATACCACCACTTGATTTCTCTTCAGTTGGTACTTCTGTGACCAATACATTATCTGCTAACATTTTCATATATACTCCTATTTATAAAATATATGTTCGTTAATAACTACAGTTTCATTTAATGAATCTGCCCAATATGGATGTACATATATAGAATGATAATGTGTTGAACCTTCTGTTATATCTCCATATTTACCTTGTACTACATCTGCCGCTACTTTAAGCGAGTTCATCCATGTAGGACTATCAACTGGGTCATCAGATTTTCCATCACAGAACCAACTAAATTGGCATTGATGTCTGATAGGAACTAAATTGCCTAACCAGTTTTCTTTCCACTTTGCTTGGTATATAACATCACACATAGTGGTTGGATAATTTGGATGTTCTAATCTATTTAGAACTACTTGAGCTACTGCAATCTTTCCAGCTAATGGTTGATTACCAGCTTCAAAATAAATGTTTTGTGCCATGCAATAAATGTCATTATTTTCGTCAAATGCATTTACCTTTGTAGGAAATAAAAGAACAAACATCAAAAATGCTCCAAATCCCATACCATATAAAAAAGCTTTAAATACGCTTTTTTCTTCGTGTTTATGCATCATATATAATTCCTTCTACCCAATTTTCTGCTGTATTTTCAGCATATATTTCTGAATGATTATGTACTTTTCTTGTTGCTTGAAAATCAGTACCTTCAAATAAGTCTACTTCAAAGCCAAGTTTTGTATTATATACTTTTGCCATTCTATTACCTTTTTGATATTGATGATATAAGTCTCTTTCTTTCATTATTACTCCTATATATTATTTTTAAACACGAAATCAATAGCTCGTGCAGCTTCTTGCTCTAAATCTCTTTTAGCATACCAATGACCAGTATCTAAGTCTAAATCTCTACAAATATATTCTATTTCTTTTGCTGTTATTGGATAACCTTTACTCATTGCATTGCCAGCAGTTGTTAGCATAATTTGATACATTTTAGAATACCAACCTGTACCTGTAATACCTTTGTATTCGTCAATTTGTTTTTTGTTTACAAAAGGACAATCACGATAAGATGTCCATGTATAGTTTGTATTATTAAGTTGATTTTTTTTTCTTTCCAATAAAGCTTTTTGTATTGCTGGTGGAAATTTATCGAACATTGTTTGATTAGGTTTAACGTATGGATGTTTAGCCATAAGTGACATAGGATTCATGACTTCACCATCATGAGAAAATATAAAGTTAAAACTATTTTTATATTGAGCTGGAACATAATACATTCTACTTAAATCTTTTGTTTGAGCATCTGCAATATCGCCAATCTCTTTGTTAAGAGCAAACCAAAAATGTTTAATATCATCTTTACCTACATGTTCAGTTAAAGGAAATACTAATCTAAATTTTGGAGCTTCAACTGTAGATGAAGCAGTTGAATAACAAATGTATCTATACTGAGAATACTTTGCTTCGATATCTTTTAAGTCTCCTGTAAAGTCATCAATATCTAAAATACCAAACCCACCCCATGCAACTACATTATCATTTGCACGAGTTGTATCAGGCGTATATATTGCTGGACTAATTAAAGGAGCGTCCTTTTTTGTAGGATACTTTGTTGATTTAGCAAGGCGAAAAAGAATAGCCTCGAACTCGTCGAAACTATTATAATCCATACGCTTTACTGTTTTGTTATCGTATATACTATCAAATATTGTTAAGCTTACCATGATTGTCGCTGTGGTCTGGCCCTTCCCAACCTTCCGGTTTAATTAAGTCTGGTAATCCCATTGGATTTGGTCTTTCTGGTTTAACACCTACTTCTTTTGCTAAGTTTGCTTTAAGGATTTCATCCCAAGCTTTATGAGCATCGACACCAAATGCATCAAGTGTTCCAATTGCTACTACACATAAATCAATAAGACCATCAACTATTTCTTCGGCATCCATACCTACAAGAGCAGCTTCTGTTTCACTAAGTTCTTCTTGTAAGAAATCGATTCTAAATTCTAAGTATCTTTTTAGCTGGTCTGGATTCTTTCTATTATCATGCATCCATTTATGAACACCATATTTGTATTGCATTTCATTTATATCTTTTACCCAGTCTTTGCTCATGTTACGATTTTTCCTGTTGGTATTGTAAGTCCTGTATCCATTTGTCTGATTTGATTAACTAAATCTTCTATTGGTTCTACAACGAATACAACAAATCTTTTATCTATATCTATACCATCTTTAGCTTTTGTATAAGCCATGAATGGCATGAAACCGATTTTGCCTTCTCCGGCTGGAATAAGCGAATAACCATCTTTGATTGTAATTGAATCAGAATGTTCTTCAACTTTTCCTATTACTTCCTCTCCTGAGGATAATCTAACTAACTTCATATTTTTCTCCATAGTAGTATATTATAACACATTTTTACGTAAATGTAAACGTTTTTATCCAAAAAAATCCTCCAGGCTTGCTACCTCTGCTGAAGACCAGCCAATAGCTTCCAGGACCGGCTCAATCGGGTCAAGGAATGTTTTTTGAAACTGTAGTTCATGGTCAATGTATTTTCTTAAGCCAAACTCATCTGGAAGATAAGATGGGAAAGCAATTACATTTTCATGTATTGAATTTGGTTGACGAAGATATAAGAACTTAATCTTTTCGCCATTGTTTATAAGTTCGTATTTCTTATTGAGCGCCATGTCTCCTATTAGCTTATTGTAAAGGATTGCGCCACGAACATGAATAGGAGTACCTTTTTTGTAGAGAGTATTCCTGTCTTGAAACTTCTTGACTTGAGTCACGCCACGTGGGAATGCAATCTGGTCTGGGTCAAGAGTTTTGAAATAGTTTTTGAACTGTTCGATAGCTTGTTGTACTGACCTTTCGTCTTTTTCCATAATGACTTTGAATATCTCTTTAAGCGCGTCCCTGCATGGTTCTGGTGTAGATGACTTGATAGCTTCAATACCCATAATTTTTAGCTTAGGTTCAGCATATCTTACGCCTTCGTTATCATGGACATTCATAATGTATCTTTTCTTTGCTGTCCAAAGAGCACGGTCTGCGATAGCTTCACGTTTCATTACCATACGATTGTTAACACCGCCAAGCATTGTATACAATTCGTCATATGACTTTTCTAGCTCTGGTTCAAGAGCTTCGCTGCAAACTTTGTCTAGGAAGTCAATTGTATTTTCAGGTTTGAACTTTTGTACGAAATCATCTAGGCATACATACAACGAATCTGTGTCGATTGCAATGACAAAGTCTCGCCATTTTTCAGTTTTGAGCACTCGATTAAGATAGGAGTTGATGGCGTATTCGGCCCATCGAATTGTAAGTTGTCCGGTAAGGGTAATGGCTTCTGCAATTCTTTGGTCAAAGAACCTAAAATACCTATTCCCAAGAGCACCATAGAGAGAATTAAGGAGAATCTTAATCGACATTTGTCTGTTCTCGGCGATAGCGATATCTCGTTCGATTCTGTATATTTCTTGTTTATCATTTTTATCTGCGGTTTGTAGTTGTCTTTGTGCATCAATCATTTCTTGTTTGATATCAACACGCTCTTTATACATTTCATCGATAATGAATGGTATTATACCTGGTTTATTTGTATTAAAATATTGACCATTAGCTGCCAAAGCTTTACCGTTATTGTTAGGCTTTTCAGATTTGGTAAGTACATTTTCAATATCGAACTGTGTAATCTCTCCATTAGCAATAGTTTCTGGCGACATATTATATTGCATAATAATCGACGGATAGAGAGAGTTTAAATCAAAAGATACAACATTATCATGTATGCCAACCTGCGGTTCTTTGACAAAGCCGCCAGGATACATGGTCTTTGTTTTATCTTCAATAAATGGTACAACAATATTATTAGCAAACAATCTGCGATAGATAATCGTATCCCATATCAATGTTGTGCCAAATGTATCATTGTAATTTACTCCACCTTTATATGCCATTGTCATACAAAGAGTAATCAAGCCAAGCTTATCTTCGATTCTATCAACTAACTCAACGTCTTTGATATTATAGTCAATAAACTTTTGATGATTGTTTTTGTAGAGAGTATGTAGGTTTGAATATTCTTCGTATGAGAGTTTCTTTTCTCCAAGTACAACATGAGCAATATGGTCAAGTTTATACGATTCTTGTGGACCATACGAATAGCCAAACTTTTTAAATAGGTCAAGGTAATCTAGTTGAGATATACCTTTGAGTTCATAAGCTGTTTGAGTCCTTCCCATCTTGGTTATTTCTTGTCTGTCAATCATTCCCCAAGGACTCAGTCTTTTGACGTAAGCTTCGCCAAGCATACGATTGATTCTATTGACAAGATATGGAATATCAAAGAACCTTGTATTCCAACCAGTGACTACATCAGGACAATATTGCTGGGAAGACCAATGAGTAATAAAGTTAATAAGTAAATCATCTTCACGTTCGAATCTACGATAGACAACCATATTATCTTTCATGTAAGATTTGTCTGAGTCATATTCGCCTAAGCCCCACACATAGTAAGTATTGCCAATGTTATTCTTCATTGCAATAGAAATAATTTTGTGGTCAGCCTTTTGTGGCTCTGGGAATCCGTCATCGGAGGCAACCTCGATATCGATTGTCGTTACGTTGATTTTGTTTCTATCGAATTCGATATTACCAGGATAGTAATCATTAATGAATGCTGGTATGTATTTTGTATTTCCATAAATCTTTTTGCCAGATACGTGTTTGTTTGCTGTCACGTATTCGTTGGCTGACCTCATGGACTCGAACCTCTTACCAGCATTTGCAATACCAACTGGAGTACCATCAAGAGCTTTCCATTCAGTTGGAGTATTGGTTGTTGTAAAAAGGATTGGTTCGTATTTGACTTTCTTTTCGATACGTCTTCCGTGGTCATATCCTCGTAAGAGAATCATATTACCATATCGAGACACGTTAGTATAGAATTTCATCATAAGTATATTATATCATATTTCATCGTAAATGTAAACGATTTTTTTCAAAAGGTTGGGGGAAATTTCTTTCCCCCGCATGATTGTGTCAATGAGTCCTAAAAACTTGCTACTTGAGCAATCATTATGGCTGGTGCTAATCCTAAGATTAGTATTGCCACAAGAGTACTAAATGCAGCTGTTTTTAAGGTCTCGGCAACGTCATCATATTTCTCCATATAATGGATTATATGTTTCATGTTGTTCTCCAGTAAATAGTTTATTACTTATCTACTGAGTTGTCGCTGCTCGCCAGTTTACCCTTTCAGGTATTCTTTCTTCTTTGATGCCCCAGCAGACCCTAATTGAATCTTCCTAGGACGCTTCTCTTCTGGAAGTTCTACTCTAGCATACACTACTAGTATTCCATCCTTCAAATCAGCACCGTCTATTACAACAAATTCAGAGAGTCGGAAGCTCTTCTCAAATTTGCGGGACGATATACCTTTATATGCGTATTCACGCTCAGTTGGTTCCACCTGTCCTTTGACTTTTAGTATGCCATCTTTAAGTTCGATATCAATATCATCTTCCTTAAATCCAGCAACCGCTAGCTCGATGAGAAATTTTTCATCATCGATTTTCACAACGTTATGTGGTGGATAGTTATCAGTTCCAGACCTAGCACTTTGATGAATCCTTTCTAAGTCTTCAAACAATGTGTCAAATCCGACAAAAAGTGAACGTGGTACGTTCAAAGTATTTCTTACCATTTTAATTCCTCCTATTTAATAGCAAGGTTGTTGGGAACCGGTCCAATACCGCATTCCTCTTATATATTTATACTAGTTTAACTACCAGTTTAAATAATTCTTTATTTAGTAGCTTCCATTTTAAACATTTTCACTACTTTGTTTATTCTACCTGCTTTCATAAGTTTATGAAATTCTTTCCAGGCTTTTCTAATTTTTTTCTCCATTATTGCTATTCCCTATATTATATTTAGGGCATAGTTCCCATTGAGATTTTTCCTTAAAAGGAATCACCTTAATCTGTCTCAATGGTGCTAAATCCTTAGCTGATTCTGGATTGACTAAACTTACGAGTCCCCAATCAGCAAGTAATGTTGCAATTGTATTTCGACGTTGTACATCGTTTTCTAACAAACTAGATGGCTTTCCATCTAGTAAAAATAGTTCTTTAAAATGAACTATAAAATATCTACCTTGCTTATGCAAGATATGACATGATTGGAACAGTTTTTGGTCTTTTCTAGACGCTACACCAATTCTAGTTAACGTTTCTCTTATTTTTAAGAAATCGTCTGGTTCATTGAGAGAAACCTCAAGCATGCTGCTCGGAGTCCAATCAGTAATTTGTATGTTATCGTTTTCCACCTTTATAAATCCTTTGTTTCAGTTGTTCAATTTGTTCATTACTCATTAATGATAATGCAGATTTAGCCTTTTCATTACTATACCCATAATATTCTTTGATGAGTTTGAGATTGTCTATATCACTGGCCTTAATCCATTTGGACCATCTCTTTTTCTTTCTTATTATATTTATAAAAAAATCGAACTGAACGCGATGGTCTAGGTGATGATATCGGTTCATTTCGTTTGCAAACAAAATAGTATCCTTAAAGAAAGATAATCCACGATTAATTATGAAAGGATTATATTCCTTTTCAGCAATGTCATCAACCATGATGTCTTTCTTTGTTTCATTGATTGCTTTTAAGTATTCAAACGGATTCATCGATTTTTTCTATTATGCTATTCTTTAGTTTATTCTGCAGATTTGCTACTTGTGTAGATAGTTCTCCAAT